ATATTTTTTTCTTTATCCGACATTGGCTTTGTTAAATAAGAATAATCTGATTTTGAATCATCATTAACATGCTCATGCGGAATTGCATTTAAATAAGAATAATCAAACTTTCGTGATTCAGACATCTTATCCTACCTCACTTAAGGGTGGCTGGCCTTTTGGCCCAGGCTTTTTGGCCATTTCTACATTTTCCAAAGGAATAGCATATTTATTGCCTTCAGAATCCTGCATCCAAACAGTTCCCTTTGGTGGAACCTTTCCTTCTACTTTCGTTTCTTTTTGAGTCGATGAAGATAAATCTCGACTCATATCTTGATTGATATTTAAGCCCATTTTGTTTCTAGCTTCCAAGCCTTTCCTTAATGCTTCATCTAAGAACCTAGCCGCTTCTTTTCTAGCCGTGTAACTTAGTTTAGGATATTTAGCATCAACTGTTTGACCTGATAGTCTCATTAAATCTTTTGTCGATGACACGCCAGGCTGACCATTTGCTAATCTAATTCTGTTTTGTGCTGCCTCATATTGTAATGCCTGGGAAGCAACAAATTTACCAAGTTGCAATTGTGACGTGGTATCTTTTTTAAAGGTATCAGCAATTTGCTTTGGACTCATTCCTAGGAAGGTATCTCCATAAGGTTCTAATCCCTTTTGTGCATAGTCATTCAATACGCCTAATTCAGCTTCTGCTTGATTAGCTCGTCCAGATTGCGTGGCTAATGCTGAAGTAGTTCCTTGCAATGCAACTTTGCTTGCATTATTTTGTGTCATACCACTAACTTTAAACGGTGTTCCATCATCTAATGTTTCTTTTCCTTGAAGTAAATTTCCCGCTGCTTCAAATACTTGATCATCTGTTAAATTAGGGTTATCTCGTTTAAGGTCAGCTTGTAACTGTTTTTGTTGTTGGAGATTTACACCGCCTCTACCACCCAAGCCGCTATTTTTATAAGCAGCATTTGCTTTTTGCTCATCAATCCTAGCTAGAATATGTTGTTTCAAAGCTTCCATCTGATTGTAACCAGGTTTAACTGGGGGTGCATTTTGTTGTTGGGTCTCGTTAGGCGCTTGACCTTGCATCGGTTGTTGAGGAGTATTCATATTTTGCGAATCTGGTTGTCCAACAGCTAATTGCTGATTGTTTTGATCAGGTTGTGTATCATTTCCAGAGACAGCCTTATGTGCATTTTCAACTAATTCTGGATGTGTCTTAGCAATCATGTCTAATATGGCTTGTTCTTTTGTAAATTCTGTCCCTCTTAAGCCAGGATTATCATACTCTTGTCGGTTTAATGCGGCGTTAGAATTCTGTAGACCAATTTCAGCTTGTGATTTTGGACCATACCATTTTGATTGCTGATTAGCTAAACCAGCATTAGCACCTTGCAATCCAATTTCAGATTCAGCTTTTGGTCCATACCATTTATTAATATTCTGCTGATTCAGCAAATCCGCCGCTGATTGTTGGCCCACATAGGGATTCTTAGCTTCTTGTTCAGCAGATTTTGCTCTAGTTAAGCGATTATTCACAATAGAGTCCCACATTTTTTGGGAAGTAGCAGCGCCTTCCATGAAAGCATCAGCGCCAGTATATAATTTTCTGCCAATTGTCATGGTATCTCCCTTAGCTTGCGCCCATTACTGCATTTTGCGCATAAGCCGGCATTTGATTCGTTGCCGCATTTTTAACGCCACCAGTAGCCCAATTAAGTGCTGCATTCGCAACCGGTCCCGCCATCTTGCCAAACAATTGACCTGGAGCGGCTTGCTCGCCATATTTTAGATTGCTCATCGCCGTACCTTGATTCATAGAATTCTGGCTCTGTTCTCCGGCCGCCTGCTGGCCTTGTCCGTACATATTCTGACCTATACCTATCGACTGCATATATTTATTCATTAAGTCATTCATGTATTGCTGACGGTCAGATTGCATTATATCACCAGACGATTGCTGGATATTATTTAATGCTGCACTGCTTCCCATAAGGCCCATAGAACTTGCTGCACCCATACCCGCTTCGGTAGCTTTGCCTTCTAAAGCTTTAGCCTGAGGTGATTCCTGATAGCTCTGTGCCCATTGGTTTTGCAATGCTACAGGATCATTTAAAGCATTCGCCTGTCCATTCAAACGGCCATATTGATCCTGACCATTTTGGTTATATGGCTGCAAATTACCTTGAGCGTCTTTGTAGTATTTTTCTTGCTGCTCACCAGCTTTTTTGTACGCATCTTCTGGATGTAAAAAACTATCTATCATCCCCATTACAATCTCCTAAAATCATTGAGCAGTAAAAAATACTACATACGTTATTATGGCAGAAGCGCCAGGATCAGAACTAAAAGTAATGCTAAATTTATTAGTTCCTGAAACTATACTTTTTATAGTTACCGGGTTACTTGATGAAGCAATCATTGCTCTTACTTTAGTTTGCGGCGTTATTCCCGTTACCGATACATCAATAGGGCCAGCGCCACTTCCACCAACATCAATTTGTGCTGTGTATGGAATCGTAGAATCAATAAGTGCTAATGCACTGTTAATTGTGTCTACTAAATTCGCCAACCACAATATGTCGATATGAGCAAATTCTTTCTCATTCTCTAAATACGGATCAATTCTAGGCAGAACCCCCACTGACATTTTCAACCTCCATTGATGCACCTAGCACCACAATAGGTGAAACACTAACACATACTAATTTATAAACTCGATTTCGTGAGCAACCTAATTGATACCATCGCATACGCCATTGAAAAATACCTATTTGGCTAAATTCTAATTGACCTGCCGAATCAAAAGAAATACCGCCATCATTAGAAAACCACAACTCAATACTAGGTTTAAACCAATTATAATAATGATCTGAATTGGAAACAGGATAATTGCCTTCTTCAGCAATGAGAAAAGTATCTGTATTCTGATCATCTACTAAATAGATAGGATTACTATTACTATCAGTTTGTTCATCTATCAAATAAACTGCATTATCAAAAGGAGCGGTAGAATTAATTGAAGTTCCTTCACCCCAAACAAAATCTATTTCTAGGTAGTTAGTTTTAAACTCAGCATAATAACCTGGAGCTTTAAAATTATTAATATTTCCTGCTACTATAATTGGTGTTATACGCTCATACCTAAATGGAAATATCGAATAAGCATCAGCAGCTTGAGGATCAGCCTGATCAGGATTTCTGTTTTCATTTGTATAATATTCACCAGACATTTGGTAAACTGTACTTTCGCCAATAACTGTAACTAAATGCCTATTCCCTACAAATATGTGATCTTGAATTCTATTTCTTTCTCCATTCAATTCAATACAACGATGCCAAGTTTGCGTTTCAAAATTATATTCTATACTTTTAGATATATTGATTTGATCCAATAATTCTGTTCCATTATATGGGCCAGAACTTAATCTATAAAAAATAGTATTTTCATAATCATATAAAAATCCATATTGCAATCCACCAATGTTAATATCATTTTGCTCAGCATTTGTTTCTCTTTGTAATAAAACATTGATTGCTTTGCTAGAAAATTCTTGCGGTTTTCCGCCTGTTGTTAACATTGGCTGAATAATGCCATCTTTATCTTGCGAAGCCCAACACAACATTCCAAAATCTGTACTTAAAGTGTTAGCACAATTTTCTGAAATGCCATAATCAAAACTATAAGTGGTATTCTTTTTCCAAGGAAAAGTAGTTTCTGTTCCACCAAAAGAAGTAAATATGGAAACTATGTTTGACCAAACACCCGTTGTAAAATCAGTAAATATATAAAGATTATTCTGGAATACCGCCATTTGATTAATGATACCAGCCTCTTGCGCGAAGATTGCAGCACCATTAATAGTAAAACAAGTAGATAACATCGTTGCAAAACTAGCGTTGTAATGTAAATTTATCTCAGAAAGACCAAAAGTCGAGCTTAAATGTGTGGAAACGGTAACTCTATTGCCAAAATTAGCTATATATAGTGGATTTTTAGGCAAATTAGAGTCAGTAACAATACCAAACTCTTTAGTTTGCTCATTCAATAGGTAAAAATTCTTACCATCTGTAAAACAGGCAAATGATATACCAGCAACCGAACCTGATGTACCACCAGCATTTACGATAATATATGTAAAAAATACATTGCCAGCCAAAGTATTAAGTTTTTGGCTAGCAGTAACTTCAATAATATTAAAAAAATTATCTATCTGAAAAATCTTATCGCCAACTACTGAATACCAGAAATTAATTGAATCTATTATTAATCTTGGTTGAGAATCAAATATAAGTCTATTTTGAGATAAGTAATTAATATGTTTACGACCCATTGTCGGGTACATAGCCATTTTTTTCTTACCAATCTCATCCCCAACTAAATACCAGTTAGCTGTATCTGCTGGAGATAATTGGCGAAAACGCTGCTTGTCGTAGTAACCAATTATAGGACAATCGGTAACTATAGGATTAGCCATTAAATACCCGCCTTACATCGCCAAGAGCCATTAAGTAGTGAATCATGATCTGTTTCAATAACTAAATTAATAGGAGAACATGCAATCATATCTTCCATAGCATCTTTTAAATCTAGTGCTAAATCTGATGTCCAAGCAGACATTCTGCCTTTGTAGCGTGCTATTTCTTTGGCTAAAGCTAGAGATAAAAAACGATAATAATATTGTGGAACTAATGACATATTATCATTAGCATTAAGAATAGGAAGCTGGAACTTACCGTATACACTTATGTAGTATTGTTGAGATGCGCTTGGGTATACGCGCATAGTTGTATAATCCACATTGTTGGTTATAACGCAAAATCGTGGTAATCCTTTTTGAGGATCAAACTTGTATGATGCGTAAAATACATTTCTAGATTCATCAATTAATGGATAGGTTACACCATCTAAATGAAGCCAAGCATTTTCTAAGTTAGATAACCGACCTTCTAAAACATTCACAACAGGAAAATGTGTATAAGGTGTTGGAGGTGGTTGAGGCGAATAACCCGCATCACAAAAAGTTATATATTGACTTCCAATCGGTAAAATAAAATCTACCTGTTTCGCAATAGTTGTTAATAACCCTGTTCCTGAATAAGATAAAATCAATTGATTAAGTAACCGAATACCTTTTGCTTGATCACCATCTGGCAACGTCACCGTAGGACTATTAGCACTTACAATTTGATAACTATCTGAAACAAAATCTCTAACAGTTTGTGAAAACATATTATTTTCCCGAATTAACTGCTTTAAATTGGTTCTTCGTCTTCTCTCGGCGAATCTTTACTTCATCAATTGGTACTTCTTCATTTAAAGGTGTCGATTTCGCTACCTTTAAAATTGCTGCTTCTGATAATTGTTTGCTCGCAAACCACAAACCACTTGCTAAAAGATTGCTGAATTCTTCGTATGATCTAGCTAATTTTTGTTCTTTGTCATTGTAAACAAAGGCTCGAAAATGCGCTCTATCTACCCATCGGCCTAGATATTCAATCTGTGCTGATTTAATTACTTTTGACTGATCCATAATTCCCTCAATAAAAGTGCGCCAGCGCGCTAAAGTACATTCTAGCTAACTGGCGCATAACTATTACGACCGAACGCGAACCGCGAACTCAGCGTTAATTGCATCTCCGCAGATAACATCTAAACGATCTAATTGAATGTAGTTACGGATATCAGCACCCAAGGTGTAGGTCATTGCCATTTTGTACAGGTCACTGTACGTGGTAACAACTTCAACACCACCTTTCAATTCTTTGATTGGGGGTGCAGCAAATACAACAGCTTGGTTGTGATAAGCAATGGACACATTATGATCATCAGATAGCCAAATTTGAGCACCATTAGGAATTGCTGCCGAAATATTCTGACGCGCACCACTGATAACAATGGTTGGATTAATAGGAATGGAAGCATTACCACCGCCATCCGATGCTGTATCGGCTGTAACAACAAATTGAGCACGTTGTTGCAACGATTCATACGTAAGTGGATTAATCATAA